GGGAGCTTCGGCTCCCTTTTTTTGTGCTAAAATTTTGTTATGAGATATTACCTAGAACTATTAATCAAAGCCAAAGGCATGTTAGAAACTGTTGGTCATGTATTTTTACAAGACTCAATCAAAAACGATCAGAACAAAGAAATATACGGTCACATCTACGAAGCCTTCAAACACCTAGAAGAAGCCATAAAAAAACTAACTAAGTAAATCTTGAGACCTTGGTTGATAAAGAGTATAGTTATCTAAACCGAGGTAACTCGTTGCCCCAACTGATTCGGCAGACTTACTCCAAGATGGTGCAACATATTTAGTTAGGAGCAAATAATGGCTAAATCAACTTTTTCAGGTCCAGTCAAATCATTGGCAGGATTTATTTCAGCAGGGGTTAATAACTCTGTTTCTTTAACCGCAGATACTACATTAACAGTAGATGCACATGCAGGAAAAATCTTGTTGTGTAACGATGCAGACGGTAAATTTACTTTGCCTTCTATCTCAGCAACAACTCCAAGTGATCCTACAGACCCAAACCAAGCTAACAACATTGGTGCTTCATTCTTTTTCTATATTGAAACACTGGCTTCTGATCTTGACATCAAAACTGATGGCACAGATAAGTTTAAAGGTGCAGTAATTATAGCTATTGATGACAGCACAAAGAAAGCTTTCGTTCCAGCGGCGACTAATGATGTCATGACTTTAAATGGTACAACCAAAGGTGGTATTGTTGGAAGTGTTGTACAAGTAACAGCTATTGATTCAGCTACTTATCTTGTTCACAATTCATTGTTAATAGGATCAGGAACTATAGTAACACCATTTGCTGACGCTTAATTTTAGGAGCTAATTATGGCAGATGCAGTAACTTCAACAACTATAGTAGATAGTGATAGGCTCGCTGTAATCCAACTCACTAACACATCAGACGGTACAGGCGAAACAGCAGTTACCAAAATCGATGTAAGTGGCTTGAATACAAGTAGCAATGGGCAGGTTTGTACAGGCGTACGTCTTGCAAAAATTTGTTATTCGACCTTTGGGATGAGTGTAAAACTCTTATGGGATGCAACAACCGACACTATTTGTTGGGACTTAAATGCAAACTATGCAGATTCAGAAGATTTTACTGAGTTTGGCGGTCTAGCAAATACATCGGGCAGTGGTAAAACAGGTGATATAAACCTGACTACCGCAGGTGCAAGCAGTGGTGACTCCTACGTTATCGTGCTTACGCTGATCAAAAACTATGGTAGTTAATATTTAAAGTAGCAATGCTTCGGCATTGCTACGCTTTTGGATATGGCTGAAAAAAAGAAAAAAAAAGCTAAAAGCATACCCAAAACCACAAAAGGTAAGGGAGCTAATTATCGCCCTACTAAAAAGGGTGCAGGCATGACGAAAAAGGGTGTTAAGGCTTACAGAAAAGCTAACCCCGGTTCTAAATTAAAAACAGCCGTAACTGGTAAAGTTAAAAAAGGAAGCAAAGCGGCAAAAAGGCGTAAGTCTTATTGTGCTAGATCGCTTGGACAACTTAAACGCAGTTCGGCAAAAACTAGGAATGATCCTAACTCAAGAATACGCCAAGCAAGGCGAAGGTGGAAATGTTAAATGGCAGTACCTGACAATGTAAAAAATCCAAGTCTTTATAGTAAAGCTAAGTCTAAAGCAAAGGCTAAGTTTGATGTTTATCCATCAGCTTATGCAAATGCTTGGATGGTTAAAGAATACAAAAGAATGGGCGGTCAATATAAAGCTAAAGGTGGAATTATGGAAAAAAGTCTAAAACCAATACCCAAAGGCAACAAGGGGTTACCTAAGTTACCTAAACAAGTACGCAACGAGATGGGCTTTATGGCAAATGGTGGCACAGTTAAAAAGGGTGCAGGCGTTAAAAGTTTTATAGCTCGTGGTTGTGGTGCGGTTATGAATGATCGCAGAAAGAAAACCAAGATGCGTGGCTAATGACTAAGCGATCAGGCGGACTCAAGAAATGGTTCAAGGATGAGTGGGTAGACATTGGATCACCAAAAAAAGGTGGTGGGTTTAAGAAGTGCGGAAGAAAATCTGCAAAAGGATCAAAAAGAAAATATCCTAAATGTGTACCTAAATCAAAAGCACGGTCAATGACCAAATCACAAATCAAATCAGCAGTCACAAGAAAAAGATCAAAGAAACAAGGTGTTGGTGGCAAACCAACCAATGTAAAAACTTTTGCCAAAAGAAAAAAGTGATAGAATAAGTATTTTAATTAGGAGCAATAATGCACAAGAAAACTAAAGGATATGCTAGCGGTGGTATGGTCAAATCCAAAGGCATGAAAAAAGGTGGCATGATGAAATCAAAGGGCATGAAAAAAGGCGGTGCGATGAAATCTAAAGGCTACAAAAAAGGCGGAAAAATAAGCACAAAAGGTTACAAGAAGGGCGGAAAAGTAAGTAAGTAGTGTCTTATTTATACAGTAATATCCCACACTTTAAGTGTTGGGTGAGAAGAGAGTACACACATAACCATGAGCAATATCATGGTGAGTTTTTGCACGCTATGGCTATAGGCGTTACTACTATGCCAAATCGTTGCTTAGGATTTCATTTAATCTTCACTGGCATAGAAGCAGACGGTGAGCCTGAAGATACAGCACACGGTGGAGCTATGTGGGCAAGAATGCCAATAACCGCCTTGGTTGCAGACACACCATTTGAAGAATGGGCAGAACCTATGGCAGTGCATGATGCACAACCATGGGATTGTTCATCACATCATAATTCTGTTTATGTTATAGATAGAGCAACACCCTGCCCTTGGCTTGCAAAGATAGATGGTAAGATGTTTCCTGCAAAGTATTATTTCACTGTAGATTATGCAGAAAGCGAAATAGCTGATGATCCTGCACAACACAAAAGCAGTCATGTATTAGAGTTATTAGACGCAGGTGAGTGGACTGGAAATATTGTAGCGTTGCCCAATAATAGGGTAAGGGTTACACACCCTGCTTGGTTTGAAACAGGCAGTGATGCACCTGATTTTAAACCTTCTGCACATATACATTACTCTAAATCTGATTTAGACTATACATTGGATGTAAATCGAGTTTTCGATAATTTATACAACGAGGATTAGGCGTGGCAACTTCAGGAAGTAAAAACTTTGAGCTAGATGTAGCTGAATACATAGAAGAAGCATTTGAAAGATGCGGTCTTGAGCTACGCACAGCATACGATTTAAAAACTGCAAAACGCAGTTTAAATTTATTGTTGGCTGAATGGGCTAACCGTGGGTTGAATCAATGGACTATTTCACAAACATCGATTGCTTTAACACAGGGAACAACATCTTATGATTTAGATGCAACAAACCCATCGGCTGTTATTGATGTGTTGGATGCTTTTATAAGAAGAACAACCAATGGTACGCCAAGTGATTTGCAAATGAATCAAATCTCAAGAAGTGAATATGCCGCTGTTCCTGATAAAACTGCACAAGGCAGACCGTCTCAATATTTTGTAGACAAACAAATAACGCCAAAAATTTATTTATACAATGCCCCTGAAAACTCAACAGATGTTTTGTATGTAAATAGGATTATGCGTATGGATGATGTTGATGCATCAACAAATACAGTACAAATGCCTTTTAGGTTCTATCCTTGCCTAAGTGCAGGATTGGCTTACTATTTATCCTTAAAAAAAGCTCCTGAAAGAACGGGCATGTTAAAACAACTTTATGAAGAAGAGTTTGAAAGAGCTTTAAGCCAAGATGAAGATAGGGCATCATTTAGAGCAACCCCTGATACTAGGGCATACGATTACGCATAATGGCATTCGCATCGGAAAAGAATGCGTATGGTATCTGTGATAGATGTGGTTTTAGGTATGGCTTGCGTGAGCTTAGAAAAGAATGGAATGGTTATAGAACCTGTCCTGAATGTTATGAGCCAAAACATCCACAGTTAGAAACAAGAAGAAATTTAGCTGACCCTGAAGCCTTAAACAATCCAAGAGTTGATACTAGCGTAGTACCAAGCAATTTTACGGTTTATACAAATTGGGATTTGGGTATAATAGGAACAGCACTTACAGTTCCTGATGCACTAGAGTCTGCATTGGGTACGGTTACGGTAACAAACACATGAGTTTTACATTAGCAACATTAAAAACAGCCGTTCAAGATTATCTTGAGACTGACGAAACAACTTTCGTAAATCAACTTGATACATTTATTACACAGGCTGAAGAAAGAATATTCAAAGTAGTTCAACTACCCGATCAAAGAAAAAATGTTCAAGGAAACCTTTCTGCAAGTAACAGGTTCTTAGCAACACCAACTGACTGGCTAGGTAGTTTTTCTTTGGCTGTTATTGATAGCAATGAATATACCTATTTAGATTTTAAGCATAATTCTTTTATTAAAGAGTATTCTTCAAATGCAACAACCACAGGAAAGCCAAAGTATTATTCTATTTTTGATCAATCAAGCTTTGAAGTATCTCCTGTGCCTGATCAAGGGTATACCGTTGAATTGCATTATTTGGCACGACCTGCATCATTAACAGCAGGTGCGTCTGATGGTACCACTTATTTATCAACAGAAGCTCCTGATACGCTTCTATACGGTTGTTTGGTCGAGGGTGCTATATTTTTAAAATTGCCCCAAGCAGAAATAGGCATATTAGAATCTAAATTCAAAGAAGCCTTGGCTAGACTTAAGAACCTAGGTGAAGGCAGAGATACAAGGGATGAAATGAGGTATGATTCGCTAAGAATTAATGTAACTTAATTTTCTTTTTGAGAGGAGAAAAATGAAGAGAATAAAAAAACTTGAGGGCAAGACTGTAGCCATTGTTGGCTTGGGTCGAAGTTGGTTTGACTATAATTTAGCTGCATCTCATGGCGATCACTTTGACGAGGTGTGGGGCATTAATGCTGTAGGCTCTGTTATATATCACGATAGAACTTTTATGATGGACCCACCATCTAGGTTTTTAGACACAGATGATGCAGGGGGTCAAACCACTGGCATGAAAAGAATGCTTACCACGGGTGATAAGCCGATATATACATGCGAATTAGATGAAAGAGCTAAAAATTTAGTTTTATATCCAATTAATGAAATTGTGGCTGATCTTAATTGTTGTTACCTTAACAACACTGTTGCTTATGCAATAGCTTTCGCCTTATGGAACAAGGTTGGAACTTTAAAAATTTATGGCGTTGATTTTACTTATAAAGGCAACTTACATTTTGCTGAATCGGGCAGAGCTTGCGTAGAATTTTGGTTATCAAAATGCATGCACGCAGACATGCAGGTTGGTGTAGCAGGATCATCAACATTATTAGATACAAATGTAGAAACTCGTGAAAAGCTTTATGGTTATCACAGATTAAAAGACCCATTGGTGCCTTTGTTGGATGGCAAGAAGATGATTGTAAAAAAAATGAGTGAGTTAGCAGTAAACAGAATGCCAGTTGAGCCACAATTGATTGGTAGGCATGATGATAAAACAAATCCTGTAGAGCCAAAGGAGTGGTAAATGATTGAAGATACAACTTTAACTAATTTAGGAATGATTGAAGTACACACCACCACAGAAGGTGGGCATCCTGTAGATTTTTGGGCTAAAAGATGCATCGAAAGAATTATTGCTGTCAGCGATGAAGCACCTGATGATGTAAAAAAACAGGTTCGGGAGTTCAAAGATAATATTGAAAAAGTAATAGAACTGTATATGCAAAATGCTATAAAAAGTGATAGGATTACCATTAATAACAAATTAGAAAAAGCAGGATTCAAAGACTCTGCTGATTTAATTAGGAAACTATAATTATGGCAATTACATCAACACTTACAACAAGTTTTAAAAAAGAGTTACTTGAAGGCAAGCACAATTTCTTGGCTTCGGGTGGAAATTCTTTTAAATTAGCTTTGTACACAAGTTCAGCTACTTTGGGTGCTACCACAACTGCTTTTACTACAACAGGTCAAGCAAGTGGAACAAACTATACTTCAGGCGGAGCAGCTCTAACAAATATTAATCCAACAAGTTCAGGAACCACTGCGTTTACTGACTTTGCTGATTTAACTTTTGGTACAGCTACTGTTACTGCTAGAGGATGCATGATCTACAATGATACTGCTTCAGGCGACCCATCCGTAGCAACCATTGACTTTGGTGGAGACAAAACCTCTACAGCAGGAGACTTTACAATTGTATTTCCTGCGGCAGCTTCAGGTACAGCTATTATCAGAATCGCTTAGTAGCAATGAAACATGCCATACGCAAAGTTTCAGTTTAAAGCAGGAATAGATAGAGAAGGAACCGACTACACAAATGCAGGTGGTTGGTTCGATTCTTCTCTTGTTCGTTTCAGAAAAGGTTTTGCTGAAAAAATAGGCGGTTGGGCAAAAAATACTACCACATCTTTTTTAGGCACATGTAGAAATTTATTTGCGTGGATTTCTTTGGCAGGCACTAAATACTTATTTCTAGGAACTAATTTAAAGGCTTATGTACAGGAAGGTTCGGGCTTTTATGATATAACCCCTATACGACTTACAACAAGTGCAGGGGATGTAACATTTTCTGCTACCAATGGTGATGCTACTATCACTGTAAGTGATACAGCACACGGTGCGGCACAAAACGACTTTGTAACTTTTTCAGGATCAGCCAGTCTTGGTGGCAACATTACTGCTACTGTACTCAATCAAGAATATCAGATTGCAACCATTGTTAATGCTAATTCATATTTGATAGAAGCCAAAGATACAAATGGCGATGCTGTATTAGCAAATGCTAGTGACACGGGCAATGGAGGCAGTAGCGTAGTAGGTGCTTACCAACTTAATACTGGGCTTGATAATTTTGTAGCATCAACTGGTTGGGGTATTGATGGTTGGGGTTCGTCTGCATTTGGTTCTGCAACCTCTTTGGGTTTTACAAACCAGTTGCGACTATGGGCTTCAGATAATTTTGGTGAAGACCTAATATTGCATCCAAGAGGCGGAGGCATTTTTTACTGGGATCAATCAGGTGGCACATCCACAAGAGCCGTCAATATAACATCTTTATCAGGAGCAAACTTAGCTCCCACCGTAGGCTTACAAAGCATTGTTTCTGAAACAGACAGACATGTTTTTGTTTTGGGTGCCGATCCAATTAATGACGCAGGAACAGCTAGAACGGGAACTATTGATCCTATGCTTGTGGCTTTTTCAGATCAAGAAAGCATTACTGAGTGGGAGCCACAAACAACAAACACAGCAGGATCGGTTAGACTTTCAGTTGGTAGTGAGATCATTGGTGGCATAAGATCAAGGCAAGAAACCCTTGTATGGACTGACTCAGCTTTATATTCAATACAGTTCGTAGGACCACCATTAACATTTGCTGTTAATTTAATAAATCAAGGCGTGGGAATGGTTGGACCTAACGCATGCATTAATGCACCCAATGGTGTTTACTGGATGACTGAAGATGGTTTTTATCGTTACAACGGTAGCGTGCAAAGTTTGGAATGTACTGTGCTGAATTATGTGCAAGAAAATTTAAACTTATCACAACTGTTTAAATGTTTTGCATTGGTTAATAAACAATACAACGAAGTTTGGTGGTTTTATCCATCAACTCAAGATAATACAGGCGAGATATCACGCTACGTTATATATAACTATTTAGAAAATACATGGAGCATAGGTGAGTTAGTTAGAACTGCTTGGCTTGATGAAGATGTATTTGTTGCACCACTGGCTACTGAAAATGGTTATTTATATAACCAAGAAACAGGAGAAGATGCAGACGGCTCTCCAATGGATAATGTCTTTATTGAAAGCTCTGACTTTGATTTACAAGAAGGCAACGACTTTGCTTTTATTAGCAAAATTATTCCTGATCTTAAGTTTTATGGGACCAATACATCCAGTGGCGGACCTTTAATTAATATGCAAATAAAAACAAGAAACTTCCCTGCTGAAAGTCTATCAACCAAAGTAACTAAAGATGTTTCTAATAATACCAACGAGTTAAATGTACGAACTAGAGCAAGACAGGCTGTGTTAAGACTGCAAAGCGATGATGATGCAGACGCAGGAAACAGACTAGGAGTGCAATGGAGACTAGGATATACTAGAATGTATATACAGCCTGATGGTAGAAGATAATGGCAAAGCTATTACCGACAAGGTTACCGCAGGCTTTAGACGAAGTAACACCTGATGTTTTTAATAGATTAGTCAGGATACTTGAGTTAAACTTAGGACAGTTCGACCCTAATCGAACCCCGCAGTTCAACCAATCCGAATTAGGTGAACTGAACTTTATAGCAGGTGATATAGTGTTTAATACGACACTAGAGATTCACCAAGCGTATGACGGGAATGCTTTTCGTGATTTATATAGTCACCAAACATATTTGAGTGGCGTGAGTGGAACAGGGGCAGTAGGCTCCGTAACAGTTACAACGAGTTAATATGGCAGAATTAAATTTAACAGACAGAGTTCAAAACCTTTTAACAGACATGGAAAGACCTGACTCTCTTCCCTTGTTTCAGGCAAGTATGAACTTCAATCAGGGAAGACCATCCTTTAATGCTAGCAGTCCTTTGATGGATATGATGCCAAGCAGAGACACTATAGGTTCAGGCGTTATGTCTGACAACGACATGGTAAGAATTAACAAAGCTCTTTTAAGTGGTGTACAAGACCCAATGATGGCAAATGTAGACACAAGTGTGATGCAACCATTGGTTGATCTTGGTTTTGAACAACAAGTTAGAGCCATAATGACATATCCGCAGAACTCACCTGAGTCGATGCAAGCTCAACAAGAAATACTTAACGAAATGGGTACAGGCATGGATGTAGACGCATTTGTGCAAACTGTAAAAGAAGTCGCACCCAAAGAAATTCAAGAAGAAATTTTACAAGACAGAATGATGCCAGTTAGCGGTGAAGTTGATGAAGGTATTACCCAGTTATTAAAATTTAACGCACAACAACAAGCAGAAGAATCAGGCAATCCATTATTAAAACTTGGTGCCGAATCAGGAAGAATGGATGACACTACCTTGGGTCATCTTGCAGAAGGTGAGGTTGTAATACCTGCCCCTGTGTTAGAGGCAAATCCACAAGCATCTGATATGTTAGAAGAAACCATGATGCAAATGGGCATAGACCCAAAAAGCAGAGTAGTAGATTCAACAGGTCAGCTAGGTGGCATTGCATCAATTAATCCTCAAACTGGATTACAAGAGTTTGGTTGGCTGTCTAAAACTTGGAAAAAGGTAAAAGACAAAGTTATCAAGCCAGTGGCTAAGGTAGCTAAGTTTGTACCGGGTCCTTGGCAAGCACCAGCAGCTTTAATAGATACTGCAAGCACTGTATATGATGTAGCTAAAGGCAGAGCCAATCCCTTGGCTTTATTGTCTGTTGCAGGACCTTTAAGAACAGGTCCCTCAATTGGAGATAGTTTTGGTGCTATTAAAGAAGCAGGCAAAGGTAGCTTTTTGAGTGGCTTAGGCGAATCTTTTAAAGCTATACCGGGTGCTATTGGCAGTGGAATTAAAAATTTAGTTACAAGCCCAATAGATACAGTAAGTGGTTTGTTTAAACCACAAGAAGGTTTAGAGGGCGGTAGATTCGGCTCAGGCATTACAGGTTTGTTTGGTATGGGCGGTGAACAAACCCTACCTGAAGATATACAAGCATTTGACAACTATGAAACTGGCGAGGTTGAATATGTAAACACTAAAACTGGAAAAACATTGTCAGCCGAAGAAGTAAAAGCATTGCAACAAGGCGGTAGTTTTATTGGAGGAACTAAAACCCCTTCTTTCATAAAGGGCATAGAAGACACTTTAAAAGGACAAACAGACCCTTCTAGTAGCAGTCTTTTTGCTAAAGACGATCAAGGCGGTCTTGGCATGATGGGTAAATTAGGTATTGCAGGACTTGCTGGCTTAATTGGTAAGTTGGCTTATGAAGAAGCCAAAGATCAAAAAGGTGTCCCCTTAACTCCACTTACACAAATGGACCCACTGGGTAGATATAACATAGAAGCAGAAATAGCTCGTAGAACAGGAGCAGAAATGCCATCTCGTGTAGAGTTTGGTCTAAACCCTGAAGGCATGCCTGCACTAAGCGGTGGTAAGCCAAGAAACGCAAGATACGGTGGCATTATGGCTTTTGCTGATGGTGGTGTCGTAGCTATGGCAGAGGGCGGTGACATGGATGTTGCTATCAATGTAGAAGAGTTTCCTGTCAGAGATGGACAAATCAATGGAGCAGGCACTGAGACATCAGACGACATTCCTGCAATGCTTTCAGACGGTGAGTTTGTAATGACTGCCAAGGCTGTAAGAGGAGCAGGTTCTTTTGATGTCAACAATAACAATGGCATACTAACGCTAACTCCAAACGGAGAGCCAACAAGAGAGTCAGGCACTAGAGTTATGTATAAACTAATGGAACATTTTGGGAACATGGCATAATGGCAGAACCAATCGCAACAGATATTCAACAACAGTTTAGAACCCTAGACCCTACTACAAGAGAATTATTCTTTGGATCAGGTATACCGGGTACTTCTAGCTACTCACCGGGCTTTATGCAACAAGCATTTAGAGCTTCGGAGAGAACATTTTATGACGAGCAAGGCAACCCAGTTGTCGTGCCACAAAAGATTGCAGGACTTTCTCCTGAACAATTAAAAGCCATTGGCTTATCAAGAGAAAAGATTGGCGTTCAAGACCCTTACTTGTTTGGAACAGACACACAAAAAGGTGCAGAACAATATTTTGGTCAAGGTCTTGAAAGTTTGTTTGGAAGACAAGAAGTTGATGCAGAGGGAGTTGCAACAGGTCGAAGGCTCGGAGGTTTAGACGAATCAGAACAATTGTTAAGGGAATATGCAGACATTGGCTATGATCCAACAAAAATGATTGGACCTGAAGGCGAAGAAAGAACTTACATTTCAAAATTTTATGACCCCTATCAAGAAGAGGTTATTGACCAAACAAGAAAAGATATACTTGAAAGGGGAGCCATGGCTGACATATCAGCTAGAGCTTCTGACATCGCTAGAGGCGGTGAATCAGCCTTTGGCTCAAGAGCTAGATTGGGTGCAAAAGAACGCACTGAGGCTCTCGGTAGAGGCTTGGGAGAGGCTTTGGGTGGGCTTAGAAGCCGAGGCTATCAACAGGCTCAACAAGTGGCTTTGGGCGAAACTCAAAGGCAACAACAAAATCTTGCAAATTTATCATCAGGCATTGGAAGCCTTGCACAGGCTAGGTCAGCAGGACAAATAGGTCTTGGCGGACAATTAATGGGTCTTGGCACACAAGCACAACAAGCCGCTCAAGCTGACATACAAAGACAGTTAGGTTTGGGTCAAATGACACAGACACAACAACAAAGACAATTAGACGCATCAAGACAAAATGCATTAATGCAACAACAAGCCCCAATGCAACAAATGCAATCATTGTTACCGTTTGTACAAAGTGTCCCTGCGGGATTTAGTCAGATTGGTACAACTTATGGAGTTCAACCATCAGCCTTGCAAACAGGCTTAGGAGTTGGATTATCAGCACTTGGTGGTTTAGGTAGCTTTATGAATCCACCACAATATAGAACATACGGATAATGCCAATGAGCAGAACAGGTTTGTCATCGTTAATGGGTTACCAAGAGGGTGGCGATCCATCTTCTCCAACCACAGGAACACCGACTGGTTTAGACGCACTAGCTAGTCTTATGACCCCAAAAACTTTTGATTTTGATGCTAGCGTTGAAAAGTATGAAGATAGGCTTTCGCCATTTATAAACCAACAGCCTCCAGTAACAGGATATGAAGCTGCTTCTCTTGTTGGCTCAAACATACTTGCACAACAGGCAGAAAAATTTCCATCTTTGGGTCGAGGCGTTGGAATGGGCTTTCAAGCGTTAAGTGCCGAAATAAAAAAACGCAGAGAATCTAAAAGAAAAGAAAAACAAGCTGTAGCAATGAAAGCTATCGAAATGGCATCAGAAGACGAGCAATCAGCGAAAAAGTTTTTAAATGACTACTCGTTAAAATTAATTGATTTGGCTAACAAAGAAATACCAAGAGTAACATTGCAATATCAAGACGAATCAGGTGAAAAAATAGAACAAACCTTTTATCACAATGATCCGCAGGTAAGCACAATACTTGCAAATGGTGGTGTAGAAATCAAATCACCACAAAGCGTGACCAACATTGACATGGGTAACGCCAGTGATCTCGATAAAGAAAGAGCAAAAAATATAGCCAAAACAGAACAAACTTGGCAAGTTGAAGCCGATGGAGCAACTGGAGTGAGAGATCAAATTCTGTACGCTAGATCAGTGGCAGAGGAGTTAGGTCCTGATGGTTTTGGACCTGTAGAACAATTCACCGCACCCATAAGAACTGCTTTGGTTGATTTGGGTTTTGGTAATATTATTGATATAAGCAAGCTATCTGATCAACAATTGCTAGGACAGCTTGGTACAAGTTTTGCTATGGCTTTGGTTGGTAAAACCAAGGGTGCTATTTCAAACAGAGAAATGGACATGTTCTTAAGAGCATCACCTACATTGGGTGCAACCTACGAAGGTTTTATGAAAATGTTAACTTACCTAGATAGGATTGCAGAAAGATCAGAAAAATTTAACGAACAGTGGAATCAAAAATCTATAGAGTTAGCAAAAGCAAATGCATCAATTGCTGAGATACAAGGAGCTTTAGCTTCATTCAAATCAGAGTTTAGGGGTGCAAACCCTCTTTTTGACGAACAAGAGTTTGCAGAATTAGAGTCCATCAAAGATGACAAAAACTACAGCGAAGTAAACAAAGGCTATACAAGTGTAACTGCACAACGGGCTGTCAATAACCAACTTAATGACAGAGCTACAAAATTAATTGAAGACATTGAGAATGATGACAGTTTAAGTCCAACGCAAAAAGCAGAAGAAATCCAAAAAATACAAAATATTTTGAGTTCATAATTATGTCTGAAAGTAAATATGATGCACAAATAGAGAGCTTAAGAAATTTAGCCAACAAACAACAAGACCTAGAAACTGAGTATGTAACAAAAAAAACAAGAGCCAACATGTTCTTTGACGATGATGCAAAGATTGATTACTTAGCATCTTTAAGATTTCCTGATGACCCATTAGCATCGTATCGATATCAGTTCAAAGACGGTGAATTGGTTTATAGAAACGATGATGGTACTTTGGAAAAAGAATTTGTTTCACCAACTGATGTCGGTGTTTTTGGAGAGTATGTGCAACCTAATTTAGTTCCTGCCACCACATTTATGGCTGATGTTGTTGGTGGTATAGAGGGGGCAAAAAGAGGATTTCAAAGAGGCTTAACCCAAGCAGTTACATCTCCTGCTAAACATCCATTGGCACAACTTGGTATAGTTTTGGGCAATACCGCAATGGGTGGTTTTGCAGGTAATGTGGTTGTCGGTGGTGTGGCTAGAGGTGGCAGAGAGTTGATGATAGATCAATTTTACAACATGCCTCCTGAAGAATTAGTAGCCGCAGGCAAAGACCTTTTAATTTCAAGTGGCTTTTCAGCCATACCTTTTGGTGTTGGCAAGACAAGGCAAGTATTTAATAAATTTGTTGGTAGAAAAGATGCTTTGCAAAAAATTATGAATTTGCGATTAAATCAAGCTGACACCATAGCCGAAGCAAAAAAACTGGGCATTGATTTAACTCCTGCTGAGGCAGATGTGTTGGCAACTAAAGCTCAAAACATACAATACTTTCTTACAAGACAGCCTGAGTCTGACAAAATATATAATTTTTACAACTCAAGAGCCAGTCAAGTAAGAGAAGCTATTGAAGTTTTTGCATCTGAAATCGGATCAGGTAAAGGCGGTGATATAGGAAGAAGGGTTCAAGAAGCGTCTAAAAAAGCTATAGACGAGCTAGCCAAAAGAAGAAAGGTGCGTGCAGGTAAAATTTACGACACAATTAAAAATTCTGACGAGCCATTTCAAATAAACACAAATGAAATTATAGAAAAAATAAACGCAAAACTTGCTGATCCAAAGCTAGACCCTAATGAAGTAGAGGCTATTACTAAGTTTAAAGATTTATTATTTGATGCAAACGGTGAGGTTATAACTGACCTTATGGCTATACATGGTAGACGAGCAGGATCAATTAATGATCTGATTACCAATACAGGTGGATACGCACAAAAAGTTATTATTAATCTTAAAGATGATATGACTGCTTTGATGGATGAAGCAACTCCATTATACAATCTTGCAAGAAGAGTATATGACCCATCAAGAGGACCATTGCAATTGGTAGAAAAGAGTGCAATTGGCAGAATGTCGAAACTTATAAGAGATGAGCAATCTGCAAAAGCCTTGCAAACATTCTTTAATCCAAATGTTTCTGCTCAATCTTTAAGAAACTCTAAAAGAATATTACAAGCAGTCGACCCTGTGGTTTTTCAAGATGTAAAAAAAGAATTTTTATTACAACAGTTGGATAAAGTTACTAAAGAGGCTTTATTAGAAAAAGGGTTGCCACAATTTAAAAACTATTTCTTGCAAGGCAACACTAAGAAAATGATGGAGGAAATATTGGAGCCTGAAGAGTTTGATAACTTTTACAAGCTTGTGGATATTATGAACAAATCATTTTCAGTCGCCAAATCAGGCTCCCCAACCAAACCGTTAATGATAATGGAAAAAGAACTAGTTGATGAGGCACAGGGGATTGGTTCTAAGTCTTTAGGTCTATTGCTTTCTGCCATAAGGTTACCGGGCAGATTGGTTACAGGTACTTTTGGTGATGATGTTATGAAAAGAATAGCAATGACACAGGCTGATACATACTACCGTGCATTGACTGATGCTTTATTTGATCCTGATGCTGTAAATACTATAAACAAAGCTTATGATTACTTTGCTCCGCTTGAGTTTGGTATTAAGCAAACAGTGACAAGAGGTGGTGCAGAAGCTGTGGAAGGTGTGACTGAGCCACAAGAACAGCCATACGAAGGTCAAGCTTTTGAAAGAGAGGTGGAGAGAAGAGACAACCTTAGCTCACAACTAGACTCAGCACTACAGAGTTTCCAACCATCAAACATCCCACTGGTTCCACCTGCTACTGCTGTTAGACCACAGGATATGTTATCTGAAACGATCTTACCCAATCCAAAAGACCGAGAGTTGGCTGAACGCCTAGCTATGGGTTCTTCAGGGATTGGCTCTCTAACTTAGATTAAAGCTGATCTACATCAAACTGAACATTCATTGTATTCCCATAAAACTTAGAAGTTTGCACTCCTAGATTTATAAAATACTCAGCCATCTTTCTTGGGCATTTATTCTTCGCACTGGCAAGTGCAAACAACTGATCAGACAAATGCTTATCAATGGCTATAGGAGTAATGTCCTGTTCAACTCTTTGTGAGCCTTTTATTTCTTTGACAATATCTTTAGGAAAATGTCCTGCTAACATAATTGTCTCCTAGTTATACAGCTTCCCCCTCTTGCTGTTGCATTACTTTTTTGTGATTGGTCTCCACCATTAAACGGATTTGATCAATCTTCTTTCTTCTTTCTAAAGAACAAATCTCTTGCAATAACTCGTAGGTTGCTAGATCGACTGTCAAGGTTCTGTAGCCCTTGTTGTAGTCACCCATATCAATCTCCTTTATGTACTTAAAACTGAATTGTAACTGATTATAATACATTTGAACACAATATTAACACTTTATTAGCATATAAAAAAACATCAATAAAAGTGTTGAAAAGTGTTGTAATTATCTGACAGTTTGTTATTATTAAAGTATAAATTCATTAATTAACAGGAGAATCTAATGAAAACAGAAAAAAAATATTACATATCTAGTGGTGATCTTACTGCTATGTATACTCTTTGTTTCGGTTATGGGCATGACTCAAAAGGTGATTATATTGTAAACCTTTCTACTGACTCTGAAAAAGCAGTAAGCAAGGCTATGGAGTATGTCGAAAAGGCTAATGACATTTATCCTCTTGAGACATCATATGCTGATGTAAGTCTTAATGAAATTGTTAGAAGAAAGCAAGAGCAAATTGAGGCTGACAACCTAAAAAGAAAGGAAGAAAATATTGCTAATTGGGTTGTAGCTTCTAAAGAGTTAATTTCTCAAGGCAAAAATCCTTTTGATAAAATTTGGGCAAATGGTCATGTGGTAGGTCATTATTTTATTGATGACATGTCTCAAGAAACCATTAACTATTGGGCAAATATTACTGAGTACAAAAGTGAAATTCATGAAGCCATAAGCAACATATGTAAGCCAAGAGCTATTTACATTCCTAAGAATGCCAACAAACATTTTGGTTCTGTTGGTGACAAGGTTACTGTTAAAGCCTTTGTTCTAAGCCAAGATCATTACGAAAATAGTTTTGGTTACAACAATTATTCTGTAAAAATAAAATACATCACAGAAGATGGTGAAAGGTTGGTAACCAATGGTGGTGATGAAACTAAGTTTAATGAGGCTATTTGGGATTCTGTCAATACTTGGGTTGAGTTAGAAGCTACAGTAAAATCTCATAATAAATTTACACCAAAGATAGACTATACAGAAGTTTGTGAAAAAACTGGTCAACTTATTGACAAAGAAAAAGACGGTGACAAGACTTGGAATACCACTTCACTTATTAGACCAAAGCTTATCAAAGTGTTTGGTCAAGAACAGGAGGTAGCGTAATGGAATTTTTAGTAGTATGGAACGAAGAGGCTTATGGCGATGTTGAGCCAAGAACTGTAAACATGCAAGAGTTTGTCGATGATGGTATCGAGGGCGACTGGGGTATAGAAGAAGATGAGGATGGCGAGTTTACTCTTGAGCATCTTGAAAACCTTAAGGTCGGTGACTCACATACAACCTACGGTCCTTGGGGATGGAGTGTAAAATTTACAAGAATAGCAAATGTGCATTATCCGTCTTATCCTAATGTATCGGGATAAAGTGTTCACAAGTGTTGACATTCAATGCTTGTGAGAGTAAATTTAAGTTTGTTCATTTAAACAAGGAGAATCAAAATGGCAAGAACAAGAAAAGAAGAGACTTACGATCAAATGATTGCAAGATATAGAAAAGACCTTGGAGAGGATATTCATGAGACATACACAGGGCGTTGTGTCCTTGGTGATCATGGTGAGTTTACATCTACCTTTGAAGGATTCCTTAATAACCCAATTGGTTGCAACTCTTGTCAAAGAGAAGGCATGATCACTTGGGACAGAGACTTCAATCAAGCATTAGTTTGGGAGGCAATAAAGAAAGTTATTGCAGATAAAAATAAACCTAAAGTAGAGGAGGCAGAAAGTGACACAGTATAAAGATGTTGTAGAAAAGCAAAATCAAAAGCTCAAAGAAGAGAAAGACGCAAACACAATTATAGAGCTTGGTTGGCAAAGAGAAGAAATAGGTAAAGCCAATGTTGTCAGACACAAAAGATATCGAGATAGAGTAGAATATGAATATTCTGATAAACGCAAAAAGCCACACACAGAATGGAGATAAATTATCCATGCGGTTGGTTTGATGCAGAGCAACTACCAAAGGAAGATGATGAGTGATCCAACAAAAGATTTATACGACTACAAGGGTAACTTCTATGACGATGTTACTGGAAAATTATACAAGTGGTCAGAGTTTAGAAAACTATTAAAAGAAAGAAACGAGGGGGAGAAAAAGGATGGTGCCAACAAATAAACCTATAAGCTTTGAGCAAGCTTTGTATGCTTACAAATGTCATTACCAAGACATGTACAACATGAGTAATGTAGAGATGCCCGACATTGTATCTTCATATGTGGATGCAAAAGGCGGTTGGTTTTTAAGAACCCACAACGATGAGAAATTAGCTCATGTATTAAAGTCGGGTTATGTTAAACTAAATTATTAAGAGAGGACCCTAAATGTTATTTAAAAAGAAAGACGATATCTTGTTGAACACTAGCAAGATGACAGCCAATGAAGTGATAGAAACTTACGCTAGGCTTAACCTGTTTCAAAAGGCAGGACTGCTTAGGCTATTGGTTAGAGATGTGATCTTTGAACACAATGATGAGCAGATCAGTGGACTGGAGTTCAATAGCATTGAAGTAGACGGAGCTATTATTACAGCTAAATCAGAAGACTAAAGGCGGTTGGGTATTTTGGCAACCCTTTTCATGGTCATAAACTTCCACAGTTCAGGTATAGGTCTTAGATCGTTATAACCCATAGCAACACTAGGACCGCTACCAAAATCTACATCTTGGGCTTTCTCTAAAAACTCTTTTCTACCTATCCACCCTGCAACCATAACTGAATCGGGTATATCGTGTGGTGTTACAAGAATGGCTACATCAGCCTTGAAGTATTTCTTTTGTTTAAATAATAAATGCCCTGCTTGGGTAAAGGTAGCCTTCACATCAAAGGACACATCGTTGTCCCACATGTCGATGTTCATATCAATGCCACCCTTGTGAATGTCATGGTCTATTTGAAAGATTCTAGCCACAGCTAACTCACCTTTCACACCCAAGAGATCAATGTCGTGATCGGTGCGAGACTTATCTCTTCTTTGATTCGCAACGCCACTGGCTCTTGCCAACTGCCAACGCAAAGATGCCGCTTGTTCGCATTCTGATAAATCCTGTCTTGAAAATCTAACTATCATAATAATCCTTTTTTCTTTTTGTAACTGTGAATGCCAACCCTAAACATGGTTCTAGCTGTGTCATTCGGTAAGTCGTGATATGCCAAGTTCAATAACCTGTTTGAAAGCATGTACATACGCTGAGGCAACCACGCCACTGCAAGGTGGGTGATTGTCTCAATACGCTTTTCCTCAAAGCCATACTCTCGTAAAAAGTCCTCTCTTTCTTTTTGAGTGTTAAACTCTGAAGCTTTACCTGCCCAGTACATGTGATCATGAATCGGTCTAGGTAAACTTTTAGCCAATTACAAATCTGTAAGTTTGATTGGCACAATTTGATTGTGTAAATTGTATGGGGTGTAGATACCTGTTTGCTCACACTTCAACAATAAGTCCAGTGCTTGTTCATTCAGAGATCGACCATACTCTACAGCTTCAGGTTCCAACTCATAAACCACATATGGATATGGATGAGTCTTTTCTATTGCAAGAAACTGAAACCTATCAACCTCAGTCAGACCTACATTTTTAGCGGCATCAAGATAGAAAGCTGCCTGTTGATGATAGCCAAATGTTTTGACTGAATGTTTAAAGCCTCTTGGTGAAGCGTCACGACAGGTTTTAAGATCAACAATCACATTGTCTTGCAACATATCAAAACGAGCTTTACACAGATGCCCAAAGTAATCGAAGACCACTGATAGCTCAGTCTTGTCCTCGCCCCTTGGTTTAAATGCATCAAGAACCTCACAACGAGCTACACAAGTGTCATACAAGTCTTGTGAGACAACGCTACGATTACCAACAGAAGAAAGAAAGTCTGCATACTCTTCTTTGCCTGCCTTGGTTCTTTTGTCGACCTTAGGTGCTATGACGAACTCATCGTCAAACACATGAGGTTCTAAAAATAAACAATGTTGCAATCTACCCTCAACAAAGAATGAAGCCTCGCTGTCAGGCTTCTCTTCGTATTTATATTTATAAGGGTCTTTCATGATGGCTGAGAGATCGTGTGATCTAAAAGCACCAAGATCATTGTATTCAGGGAAAGGCATGTCGTCATACACTCCCTCTTCGTAGACCACGACATCGAAGCGTGGTTCAAAATCTATTACATCACCCATGGTATAAAAGGGGGGCTACTAAATCTATTTGTTATGGAGAATCAAATATGAAATATATATCATGACCTAGTAGCCCAAACCGTTAAAACGGGATTTGTTCCTCGATTGATTTCTTGTCATCAGCCAAGTTATCAAGAGAAGAAAACTCTGTTGACTCTTCTTTTTGGTATTTAGCACTTTCAGCTTTATTAGATGCTACCACCTCAAAAGATTCATCAATCTTATTTTGTACCCATTCAGGTAAATTTACAAACACATCGCACATATCTTTGTTGTCTTTTGCATACTCATCAACATCAAAAGCTATTTGCTCATTGGTTGTTGCAACTTTCTTAACACCACCTTCAGGGTGATAGACAGCCGTTACTTTAGGATTGCCACCCGAAGTATATTCAACCTCAAGCTCACAAGTGCATCCTAAGATGTTGGTTAAATCAAAACCTTTAAGCTCATCATCGGTAAACTTTTTGTTACGCCATGAACATAAATGTAAAAACAAAGCAGACTTCTCATTGAGAGACAATGTGTATTGTTTCATGATTGAGAAAGGTTTGCCGTCTGACATCTTCTCATCTAGTTCCCAGTATAAGAAGACACTGTGACGCTTCTTGGTTTCACCTTCATAGGTTTCGTTGTGTGTTCCCACATCAACAATTCTATAACAGGTTGCTTTATATCTACCCTTGGCAATGGTCTCAAAGTTACCGCTACCGCTATCGCTTATTGTTAAAGCCATATTTTTTCTCCTCAATAAAAATAATTATTGTTTATTTATTCCAAACAAAGTATATTGTAAGGTATTCAACACAACATAATATAGAAGTTTCACAGAGAGGGCAAGTATGGGGATCAAAAATATTAAAGGCGGAGGCAAGGAATACGACAAACCCTTGACCATGGAGTCAATGGGTAAGTTCACAGAGTTCTTAAAACAACATGGATTTGAACCTAAGAATGAAACACTGGAACCTAATCCCGAAAAACCACAAAGAGCTTATACCAGTGTCAATGGCAAAAGAGCCATGTCAGGTTACTATGCTTACTATGATAACTTTGGCACACCTATTGGTTTTGCCTCTGATTATCGAACAGGACAAACTCATAACTTTAAATTATCTTCACGGAAATCTTCCGAGGTTAACTATGAAGCACTGGAGAAATTTAGAGAACAAGCAAGACAAGACCAAGAGCAGAAACATTTAAAGGTCGCAAAGAAAGCCAAAATGATTTGGGATGCAGGCAAACCCTGTGACTCACATCCATACTTGGATTCTAAAAATGTACGCTCACACAACTTGAGAGAACACAATGGCAAACTCTTGATACCCATCATCGATGAGAAAGGCAAGATGTGGTCGTTGCAGACGATCATGCCCGATGGATCGAAACGCTTTCTTTCGGGTGGTCGAACAGGTGGTTGTTTCTTTTTAATAGGTACACATTTAATAAAGGAATCCAAGAAGATAGGATTTGGTGAGGGTTACGCAACTTGTGCAACAATTTTTGAAGATCAAAACATTCCCATGGTGGTTTGTTTTAACGCAGGTAACTTGTTGTCTATTAATACCAAGTTCATGGAATCCATTCCAAACAAAGAGTTTATTATTTATGCAGACAATGATGCCAATGGTATTGGTGAAAAGAAAGCAATAGAAGCCGCTCAACAATCCAATGCTGAGGTGGTCATGCCAACAGAAGAAGGCATGGACTTCAACGATCAAAAAGCAGTCACTGGTGAGATCATTACCAAGAAGGTGGATGTTCCTGACCTAGTAGAGTTTGAGAAAACCACGCAAGGTCGTATCATGGCTACCACAGATAACTATCATGCACTCATGAAGACCTATGACATTGAATGTTATTACGATGTTATTAAAAAACGCATTGAGATAGAGATACCTAACTTCAAACCCATAGCAGATTTAAAAGATGAAGCACACTTAGTTGAATTAGAAAACTTGTGCATTAAGAATTTTGTACCCCATCAAAGAGTCCGTGATGCGATGAAAATCATCGCCCAAGAACACAATCCTGTTGCCCGTTGGATTGATAGTAAGCCTTGGGATGGTGTGTCTCGTGTCACGGATTTCTGCGATACCGTCACAGCAGAGGATGAGAGACTCAAACACATGCTGATGAGAAAGTGGTTGCTATCTTGTGTAGCGGCGGCATTTGAAGTTGACGGTGTATCGCTAGAAGGATTGTTGGTCTTCCAAGGCAAGCAGGGACTAGGTAAAACCCTTTGGTTCAAACGCTTGGCTGAGTTCAACAAAGGTTGGTTGCTAGAAGGTGCTACCCTTGATCCAAAAGATAAAGACAGCGTGAAGAAAGCTGTTAGTCACTGGATTGTAGAGTTAGGAGAGTTGGAGTCTACCTTTAAGAAAGCAGACATCAACCAACTCAAAGCTTTTATTACTTCTAAGTCTGATGAGATGCGATTGCCATATGATCGAACCTTTACCAATTATCAAAGACGCACAGCATTCTTTGCGTCAGTCAACGAACCCGAATTCCTTATGGATGGTAGTGGTAACAGAAGGTTTTGGTGTTTAAAAGTCACAGACATTAATCCGC